GGATATTTGTCTAGTTCTAAAAATAGAGTCAACGACCTGCAAGTCACTGATTACTATGACAAGATTCCCTATACATCTATGGCACTTTATTACAGCGGACTAAAAGTTGAAATACAGGTCTTTACTGATACCTATATTAAGGTAATATCAAACAGTAATGCCAATGTTTGTGACAATGTGCAAAAGGTATATGATTATCTATATAATCTTGAAGGTTTGTATTATAGAGTATGAATAGGCCATTATTAGAAAGGTGTCTAGAACTTTGCAACAAAATAAGTCTTATAGATTTATACAAATATCCTGAGGCAGGATATCTAATACCTTTATTGCAAAATGAACTAGAGCAAGAAGAGATATGCACACATAGTTTTATTGATGGAGTCTGTGTAGCATGTAATCACAAAAATTAAATATGTCAAAATATTTTACCAAAGACATATTAGATGAACTGAATTTGGCTAGAAAAAACATCTATTCTTTTCGCACAAGTATGTACGAAATGTACAAGATTGATATTTTAGATACAGATGCTTTAAGTGCGTTGTCTATATATGAAATCGTAAGTCAATACGATTCCAATTATAACATTAACTTTTCAAGAAACGGGGAAGATGCTAAGTCGGGTTCGGTATTGATTGAACAAAAAGCAGCCCGTGTTGATGGTCCTATTACTAGTACAGGCAAGCCTAGAAAAAATGCAGGTCGCGATGCAACATTTCTATTTCATGCTATGGGCGATATAAAGCATCAACGGTATATTTTTGTAGCAAGAAACAAAAATGATTTAACCATATGCAGACTGTATGACATTCTTCAAGAAACAAACAATTCTAAAATTTTTACAAAACTTTTAGAAGAAAGAAACAAATGGTTAAGTAAGGGTATACAAGATAATAATAAGATGAAACACGATGTAATATCAATAAATGAATCGTTTTTGCTAGAACAATTAGCATTACCTATACAACTAACTATTAATAATTGTCAAGTTTATAAAGATTGGTGATTTTTAAAAGCAAGTGTCTGTAAGTTATTGATTTTGTTGGATTTTTAGTGGTTGATTTTTGGGTAGTCTTCAAACATAATACACATACTTAGAGCAAAGGAGTGTTGTATGAAATTCACTACAAAAGTTAACTCCTCAGAATTTTGGGGTACTAGTTTTCAGGACTATATTTCAGCAGGCTACAATACTCTCTGTGAGGTGTTCGGAGAGCCCACTGACGGAGACGGTTACAAGACTGACGCTCAGTGGGTGATTAAGTTCCGTAATGGCACAGTTGCTAGGATTTACAACTACAAGAATGGCAAGAATTATCTCGGGCGAAGCGGTACTCCCAAAACTAAAATAACCCAATGGCATGTTGGTGGTAAAAAATACAAAGCCGTTGAACTAGTTCAGCGGGCTATTGCGGAGTATTACTCCAAAGCAAATTCTTGATGGTTGACTTTGGGTTAGTTTAGATGTATAGTATCTACATACTGAATAACGGAGATTGACATGTTCACTAATGCACGAAATTTGAACGAGTATGTCACCAATTTGAACAATTGGCGTAAGCAGTGGAACAAGCGTCCTTATAATATCCATGACGCTAACGACCGTCAACTTCTTGCTGAAAATCTTGATGCTGAGTTGAGCCCTGAAAACTTGACCTGTGACGGCGAATTGCCCCGTAATGTGGTTCGTGCCCGTCATGCAGCATTGACGAAAATCTGCAAGGAACTCATGGCTCTTGATTCTTCTGTGAAATTTTACGAGTTTCAGTAAAATTATGTTGCTTAAAAGAGACAACAAGTACAAGGCCCGTAAGGGCCTTGAGGGTCCATATTTTTATCCGTCGGGTGCTGTGCTATACTACGACCCCAAGGTAGGTGAGTATTATGACCCTACTACTGATTTTTATGTTCCTGAGGACATCGTTTCCATGCTAAAAAGTCAGATTTTTAGCATTCTAAGTACTTGATTTTCTTGGAATTAAAATGGTTGACCTTAAATGGGTCATAGACTACAATATCTACATTGACTGCTAACTAACGGAGCATTTTTATGTCTATTGTTCTCGTCAAGAACGGTTCTTATCGCGGTATCCCTGTCATCAACACCAAGTTTAAGTTGGTCAAGGGATTTCAGACTGGTAAGAAGGGCAATTACCTTACCGTTCGTAACGACGGTGTGTTTACTGACTACCCCGGTATTGAGATTGTCAAAATCAAGGTCGAAGACCATCATGATTTTGAGTTGGTCAATGGCGGCAATACTGTCGTTGAGAATGTTGTTGAGCCTGTCGTGCAAGAAAGTGATGAAGATGCGTTCAAGCGCATCCGTACTCGTTTTGGCATTCTTGATGAAATGTCTAAGGCTTGCATTGATGGTAAAATTCGCGGCATGATTGTCACTGGTCCTCCCGGTGTCGGTAAGAGTCATGGTGTGATTACTCAACTTGATAAGGCTAGCATGTTCGATAAGATTAAGGGCGAGCCTGTTAAGTACGAAATCATCAAGGGTTCTGTGTCTGCTATCGGACTCTATATGCTGCTCTATCGCTTCTCTCAGCCCAAGCATGTTCTTGTGTTTGACGATTGCGACCTCTGGGATGATATCGACGCTATGAATCATCTTAAGGGTGCTTTGGACAGCGGCAAGAGCCGTAGAATCTGTCACTTCAAGGACAGCCGTTTGCTGCGTGAGGAGAAGATTCCCAATAGTTTTGAGTTCCTCGGCTCTATCATCTTTATCACTAACAAGGTTTTCGATGCTAAGAAGGCTACTAAGATTCAGCCGCATCTTGACGCCCTTCAGAGCCGTAGTCACTTTCTTGACTTGTCTATCAACACTCAGCGTGACAAGATTCTTCGCATCAAGCAGGTTCACAATGACAGCAACGGTGGACTGTTTGCTAACTACATGTTCAAGAACAACGAGGATGAAATGATTTTGAACTACATGTGGGAAAACAAGGACCGTCTGCGCGAATTGAGTATGCGTATGGCTATCAAGATTGCTGACCTTATCAAGGTCAATCCTCGCAACTGGAAGATGCTCGCCGAAAACACGGTGATGATTAACTCTTAATAGAGAGTAGCAATATGCCTAAGATTCAGGTTTATAAGGGCAGGGGAATGATTATCCCTGTTGACGATGCTAAAAAGAGTTTTGCCTATAAGTGTCCTTGGACTAGAGAAATTATTGCTACCAAAGGTGCTTATGTAAAACACCTGCAGAAGGTTCGTAACACTATTATTTATAGTAATATCCGTGCCCGAATCCGTAAGGAACTTTTTCAGGAACTGATTAATCAACCTTCTTTTGAACAAATCATCAAGTGGATTCATAATCATCCTGAATTTTTGTTTGATACGATGTTTCCCAAAGGCGTTAACAGATATGGTGAAGAAGTAAGTCATTTGCGTGACAAATTTTATCTAAAAATTACTTTTCTTGATGTTAGATGGAAAAATAGTGCAAGAAATAGTCATTATTGTCCCCGCAATGGCGTAACTAATTGGGCAGGTGATAAACTTCTTGAAGACGGTACTCCTGCCCCTACTGGGTACCCAGGCTGGGAGGGCCGTATTGTATTTAAGGTTAACAAAGAGGTGAGTGGTTCAACAACAGATATGCTTAAAATGATCGGCATCCACACTGGATCGGGCGGCGGCGGGCCCGATAAGTATGTGTATGATGTTAGATTTTTCGCAAGTGATTGGCCCGGTCTTGAAAAGGAAATGTTGTTTGGCTTTATCAAAAATGAAAGACCTGCCGATTTTTGCTATAGTGATTAAATGACCGTTCGATTTGATTATTATAACGCTATAGATTACAATATATAAATAATTCATTGGTTACATGTTTACCTTTGAATCATTTATATGAAAACAGCAAAAATAGTAATAAAAGACGAGGTAAATTGTAAAATCCTTAACTTAGATTTAGACTGCCGCAAGGCACTGATGCGTAAGTTTGAGTACGAGGTACCCGGTGCAAGGTACTTGCCCAGTGTTAGACTGGGTAGATGGAATGGCAAAGTAAGTTATTGTAGTCTTGCTGGTAGCACATATATCAACCTTATACCAGATATAGTCAGTGTATTAGAACAATACGACTATGACATAGAACTAGAAGACCTCAGAACCTACAGTAATAACTTCAACTTTAACGAAATACAAACCGATTCATTCAGCAACAAGTCTTGGCCTACGGGACATATCGAAGCAGGAAACCCCATTATACTGCGCGACTATCAAGTAGAAATAGTCAATAATTTCTTAAAAAACACACAATGCATCCAAGAAGTTGCTACGGGTGCAGGCAAGACATTAATGACTGCTGCATTGTCTAAGTCTATAGAACAATATGGACGCAGTATTGTTGTTGTACCTAATAAAAGTTTGGTTGTACAGACTGAGGCAGACTACATCAATCTTGGGTTAGATGTTGGCGTATACTTCGGTGACAGAAAAGAATACAACAAATGTCATACTATCTGTACTTGGCAAAGTCTTAATAATCTGTTGAAGAGTACAAAAGCAGGAGAGGCAGAAATAAACATCAAAGAGTTTATTGAAGATGTTGTTTGTGTCATGGTAGACGAAGTACACATGGCAAAGGCTGATGTACTAAAGCAATTGTTGACGGGTCCATTTAGTCACATACCTATCCGTTGGGGTTTGACTGGAACTATACCTAAAGCAACTTATGAACAAACATCGTTGTTAGTTAGTTTAGGTCCTGTAATCGGAAAACTAAGTGCTAGCGAACTACAAGAAAAGGGTGTATTAGCACAGTGTCATGTCAATATTGTTCAATTAAAAGACAGTGTAGAGTTTTCTAACTATCAAAGTGAATTGAAATATCTATTAGAGAATGATAAAAGATTAGATAAAATTGCAGAATTGATAGACAAAATCAAAGACAATGGTAATACATTGATACTTGTTGACCGTGTTAATGCAGGCCGAGAATTACAATCACGGTTGAAAGATAGCGCATTTGTCAGCGGTGAAACTAAACTCACTGAGCGCAAAGAAGAATATGACGAAGTTAAAACAAGCGCCAATAAAATAATCATTGCTACCTATGGTGTTGCTGCTGTGGGTATTAACATTCCTCGTATCTTTAATTTGGTTCTTATTGAACCAGGAAAGAGTTTTGTACGAGTCATACAAAGCATAGGACGAGGTATTAGAAAAGCCGAAGATAAAGACGAAGTAGTGATTTGGGATATTACTAGCAGTTGCAAATTTGCCAAAAGACATTTGAATCAAAGAAAGGCTTACTATAAAGAGGCAAAATACCCTTTTACTATTGAAAAACTTGACTACTGATATCTCAATTTAGCCGCAACTTTCATTTTTTTAATAGTTGTCTCTCTATTTTTATAATGACCATTCTTTTTTCTGGATGCTATGCGTTTTGATATATGTTCAGTACTTTGTGGTTTTTTAATAGGTTTAATTTTTGAATTTCTCTTTAATTCTACTATACGCTGGTCTTCTTCTCTTTCGTATTTCCACCCTTTTTTTCCTGATTGAATTAAAGCACGAATACCTGCACCAGTAATACCGTATGCCTGCCCTGCTTCTTTAGTGCTGCCAAATCTTTCCCCTGCGGGAGAAATACAAGGTTTACTGCGTCGGAGTGCGAGGAGAAGTCTAATTTCTTTGCTAAATGTTTTTCCTTTAAAACCAGAAACTCTATTAGTAGCTTTTTCGGAAAGAATTTTTTTAGAATGAGGCGTATGTTTAGGTTTTCCTTTAGTCAGTATAGACATAGCCAAAGATGCTTCTTTTTTTAATCTTTCATATGTTCTTGAAGTAATCTTATATCTATTCTGCCAACTATTTTTTTTGGTCATCATTTCTGCTGCTTTAATCATTTGGTATTTTGCTTTGTCTTCTACCATTCTAACTAACAATCTGTGGCATATAAAATGTTCGCGGGCAGTCAGACGGACTAAATTATCTTTAGAATTAGAACCACCTAAACTTTTAGGTAAAATGTGGTGATTTTCGGTATAAACTTTTTTTGTTAGAGTTCTTGACTTTGCCCGCTCGATAATGCTATTATAACAATCTGTGTATTTATTAGGTAAAAACATAAAAATTCCTATATAAAACTTATTTATCAAGGAGAACGAAAATTCGCATACTAACCGTAGAAAATAAAACATATAATCTAGAAACACTTCCAGAAGAAATAGACGAATTGCATTTTGCTATACTTGATAACAGCAACCCAGACAATGTTGATTATCATTTTATACCACTGATTTTTCTTGAAAGTTTCAATTCAGCAGCATTAGTGTTGAAGATAGGAGACAAAACAATCAAGATGCCATTAGATTGGCAAGTGTTGATAGGCGAGAAAGATCACGGCGATTTAGAAACCGTGCCATTAAGTAGTTTGAATGATAGAGGTTTTAGTGCGTTTGAATATAATCCACTTAACTCATTCAATCCTACATTTTTGCCTATTGAGATAGTAGATGTATATCACGATGTTACATGGTATGCACCTAGAATGCGTAATGGGCAGTTCTTGTGTGTTCCTATCGATGATAATGACAAACCAAGATGTGTGTATTTTGTAAAGGAAATAAGCAGAAATTGTGAGATTGTGGACTACAATCAAGTATTTTAAGGAGCATAAAATGAAATGGTTCGATAATTGGTTCAATAAAAAGTGGGCACAAGCACGGCTACACCACAGCCATACTGTGTATCTATCAGAAGTTGAGCCGGCCAACAAACTTAGTACTAGTAGACCTATCAATAGCAATGGTATGAATTTTACTGTTTATTATGCAAACGGTGGATATGTGATTGAAACTAGAATGTATGATAAAAAGCATGATGAAAACAATCTTAATCTACATATCATTACTGTTGACAAAGACTTAGGCGAAGAATTAGGTAAGATTATAACTTACGAAAATTTACGAACATGAAATATGGTATAAAAGTTTACTTCCCCGATGGCGACTTTTTATGGGTAACTATGGGTGATAGTAAGTTCCAACTAAGACCTGTATTGTTTGGCACACAAAAAGAAGCGGAAGACTATGCGTTGAATGTCTGGGGAGAAACTGCTAAAGTAGAAAAATATGAAGAAAGATGAAAATAAATTAGAAAATACCGACTTTGATTTATTCAAAGCACTTTCTAATATAGATAAGAAAAACTACGAATATTTTGATACTTTGACAAGTGAACAGCAAAAGAAGTTCAATCCCTACATGATGGTCAAATGGTTTAGTTATGTAAACTCTGATAACAGCGATTTGGTGAGATATTATGTACTCAGTACAAACGAGTTTGTCAACAAACACATATTCAATGACACTATACAAGACCATCCAAAGTTAGTTTATCTATCTATGTGTGCGGCTAGCCCAAACAACGGGTTTGTCAAAAGACAATGGATACCTCAGATTAAAGAAAAGGTTTCACAGTTAAAAGAAAAGGCTAAATTAAAAGATTTAGAAGAGTATTATACTAAAACATATCCAAACGCAGATAAAGAAACCATCAAAGAGATATCTAACCTTTATGTTAGCACTAACTATAAAAAAGTATATCTGGCAGAAAAATTTCCACACATGAAGTTTGAAGACATAGAAACATTAGCAAATATTATTACACATGATGACATTGAATCTTATGAACAAAAATACGGTGAGTGAACATGTATGTGAATTCTGCAAACAACACTTTGTTCGTGAAACTAGTTTAATAAAACACATTTGCGAAACCAAGCGCAGATTTCAAGATAAAGACAAACCAAGCAATAGAATTGGCTTTTTGTCATGGATTCATTTTTACAAAAAGAACACTAACAAGAAAAAGAAAGAATATATGGACTTTGCTAAAAGTTCATATTACACTGCATTTGTCAAGTTTGGTAATTATTGTGTAGAGTGTAGTGTACTAAATCCATTGAGGTATTTGGATTGGTTGTTAGAAAATAAAATCAGTATAGACAATTGGAATCGTGATACACACTATACAAAATTCATAGTAGAGTATCTAAAGACCGAAGACCCATTAGATGCAGTCGCTAGAAGCATTGAAACTACAATTAAACTATCTTCAACTTTTGGTATACCTTCGAATGATGTATTACGCTATGGCAATAAGAATGTAATTTGTCATGAAATAACAAAGGGGCAAATCAGCCCATGGATGTTATATCATAGTCAAAGTGGTATCAAATTTTTAGATACAATAGATATCACACAACAAAAGATGATCATCGATTATATAAATCCAGAAGTATACGCTATAAAATTCAAGAAATACCATGATATAGCCAGTGATATCAAAAGCATGTTAGATAGTGCAGGATATTGACAGTGGTAAAAGTTCCTAACAATTTTCAAGACTACGATGATGATGACCCAAACATCGACAAAAGAAAGGCTCGCATGAAGTATTGGGAAAATCTAAGAAAACTAAAACTAGAATTTACAAGTGAAACGGGCAATAATGACCACAGAGAATACATGAAATGGTTAGAAAACACATATGGTCTTAGACCCATAGAAACAATGAATGGTATGTTGAGTGATGATTACACGGTAGTTGACGAAAAGAAATTTTTAGTGTATATTCTAAAGTATGAGTAATAAAATAAGAACATATATTGATAATACTGTTAGTGACACAGAAGATATAGTGATATCACAATACCATGCAAAATCTGGTGGTATAGATGTGGGCTTTTTTTATTGCCCTTATGTTCCTCTAGAGAAACATTATGTGTTACCTAACTACCAGTATGTAGATACAGTGAAGGAACCGTCGAACCCTACTTGGAAAGTCATTGACTGTAAGAAAGTAGTCAGTGAATGGATAGAAACTCAACCACAAGACATGTGGGTAAAAATTGATACTTATCCATTTACACCATTCACATATGCTATTAGTGAAAAACTAGAATTTTGGCTTATATTGAGGTATAGATAATATGGCAATTAACTTTACACCGTTTCATGGTTTAACACCTGTCATTGATTATGTCGATCCGATAAGAAAAAATCATTGTGACCATAAAAAATTGATATTCAAAGTTAAAGGTGATCCTATAGAAGTCATCAGTTGGTGTCGTAGAAACTTTGGTGACAGGGGTGATGGTTGGGATTTTAGTGGCAGTACCAAATCATTAGAAGTGATTATTTGGTCTAGTAGATTAATTACAATGTGGGAAATGTGGCAGGAATAATATGGCAAACGATATAATGGTTGATATGGAAACACTAGACACAAGCCCTTATTGTGTCATTCTTACTATTGGATGTGTAAGATTTGACCCATATGGAAATGGCATAGCAGAAAGATTAGAACTAAGACCCACAATCGAAGAACAGACTGAAAAGTATAACCGTATCATAAACGATGATACATTACGATGGTGGAGCGAACAAAGTCTAGAAGCACAAGAAGAGGCTATGGGAGATAATAATAGAATAAGTTTTAGCGAATGTCTTGAAAAACTGTATAAGTTCGGCTGGAACAGACGAGCAGTATGGAGCAATGGAGCAGCATTCGATGTGGTCGTAGCAGAAACAGCATTTCGTCAAGTATTTACCGACAGACCAAATCCTATACCTTGGCCTTTCTATACTGTTCGTGATACTCGCACACTATATGAACTTGCTAATGTGAAATTGAAAGACGGCGGATATAAGACAACTCACAAAGCAGTAGAGGATGCTGAACGACAGGCTATCAAAGTACAAGAAGCATATAGGAAATTAGGGTTATATAAGTGAATAGTATTTTTATACCATTGAACTCAGCACATTTTGACCAATTAATTGATTGGGTTCATGAATATATCGGGCCAACAATCACACCAACTTTGCAGACGGATAAATTTGGAACTGCTTGGGGTATATATTGGGGTATTCACGGTAGTCCGTACGGGCATAAAGTAACTTTAGCAAATGAAAAAGATATCATACTTTTCAAGTTAAGGTGGTTATGAATATCAGAAGAAATAATAGAAATAGATGGACTCTTAAATATGATACTTTTGATACTTTTATTATTGACCGTAATAATGTAAAGGATGTTAATGAATTAATTAACTGGCTTGTAGAGCATGTTGGTCCTAGTACTAAACGCTATATAGAGGGCGATAACCATGTTTATGGCAAAGGCTGGCAAATACGAAGGACTTGGAAAAATTGTGAAAATTATGACATTAAAGAATGTTATATAGTAAGTCTAGAAAATGAGGAAGCCGTCAGTGACGGTTTTCAGAAAGCCGTCGTACTTTTTAAGTTAAGGTGGTTATGAATGACAAAAAACCAACATTGCGGGATGTTGAAAACAGTTTTGCTGAGCTTTTGCGGGAAGAAATAGATAAAGAAATACTACTGAAACTACAGATGGTTGCCGCACTACCTTACACTGTTAATCTTTCGTATGAAATGCCAATATTGACAGCACTGGGCTGGTGTCAAGACCATTTTGGAAAAGAATGGGATTTATATAACCCCGACGGTATTTGGGGTCATATTAATCATTGGGAAAATACAAAAGGTATAACTTGGTGTTTCAAGAACGAAAAAGACGCTATATTATTTAAATTGAGGTGGTAATGTCTACCAATAGTAATAAAAAAATTGATACTACATTGTTGTCGTTAATACGCAGGATAACACCTACTATCATTGCAAAAGACCTAATCAGCGTACAACCCATATCTAATCCTTTCGTCAAAACTGTTGATTGGATACGAATTGGTATAGATGGGTCTTCTGGCTTTTGTATATACAAAGTTCGTTCGAATGAGATTAGAACATGGGTCGAAGAGCAGCCTATATCTATGTGGAAATTTCATGAATTTTCTATGAATGACGAGTCTTTAGACACTACCTATATCTTTACAGAAGAAATGGAATCTTGGTTTATACTGAGGTGGTCATGACTAAAATTACTATTGATATGAAAAAACCTATACCCGCTTTCTTAAATAATTGGGCAAACGAATATGATATAGGAACTACTAGTTGGGAAGCAGTACAGGAAATATTTCATAAGACAACTAACGGGCAAATGATAGGTATCATAGGAAGTTTTACATATGATTTAGTTTTTGAGAATGATTCTGATGCTATTTGTTTTATACTGAGGTATACATGAGTTGCTGGTGTTATGAATGTTTAAGTAAGGAAACGGTTCAATTGGTTCCTCCCGACGATAAACATATGAGTTTAACGATTGTAAAATCTCTAATAACTTATATTGTTTGCCCAACTTGCGACAACAAGCGTTGTCCTAGAGCAACTGACCATAGGCTAAGTTGTACAAACAGTAATGAACCAGGCCAAATAGGTAGTAAATATGGTATATACCCACATCCTAGCATAGAATTAATTGACTTCATATATAAAGGACTAGATAATAAGAAACAAAAAGAGTAATATATAATGAAAATTTTTCACTTTCCTCAAAAGAAACAAGAAATCAAAGAACTCAAAGAACTCAAAGAAATTACAGATTATCTGACAGATAATTTTGGAAAAGAGGGAGTGCGCTGGTGGACTCATTACAACATATCTACGGACAGGGAAAATCAGATAAGTGCAAAATTTTACATAGACATTCCCCCAGAAGAAGAATCTAAACTGACTTACTTTTTATTGAAGTATATATGAAGATAAATTCTGACATTGATATTGATTTGCCTGACCGTGACAAATTATTGTCATGTATCAAACATATTCCTGCGGCTATGCGTAATGTAACTCCAATAAGAAAACATAATACAGGAGTGCATGTAACAGATATACCCTATGACCCTATACATGATATTGCAGCGATAGATTATTCAGAAGCAGATAAAAGGGGCTATTTCAAACTAGACTTGTTGAATGTTCATGTTTACAGTGAAGTAAAAAACGAACAGCATTTATTAGAACTCATGCGTGAACCCAATTGGAACAGACTCAAAGACAAGGCTTTTGTAGAGCAGTTAGTACATCTAAACAATCACTATAAAAGTATATGCAAGATGCCTGAACCTATAAATACTATACCAAGACTTGCTATGTTTCTTGCTATCATACGGCCTAGCAAAAAACACTTGATAGGACTACCTTGGAGTGAAGTATCCAAAACTGTATGGGAAAAAGATGAAAATGGATATACTTTCAAAAAATCTCATAGCCTGGCTTATAGCCATCTTGTAGTAGTACACATGAATTTATTAGAAGAAAATGGACATTAAATTACTAAAAGAAAATGACACGGGTTTAAGACAAATAGCCCAACCCTGGGACTTCAATGTAGATAAAGACCCCACTGAATTAGTCAAACACATGACTAAAATCATGTTTGAGAACAATGGTATAGGATTAGCGGCACCTCAGGTCGGTATATTAAAAAGACTGTTTATCATGGGTAATAGTGAAAAACTAATTACCTGCATCAACCCAGAAATACTTGAAGGTGACAATAAAAACATCGTTGGTCAAGAGGGGTGTTTGAGTTTTCCTAATCTATGGTTGAAAGTAAAAAGACACGATTTTATAAGAGTCAAATACTATACTTTAACAGGTGAAGAAGTAGTTAGAGACTTTAGTGGATTGATAAGTCGTGTGTTTCAGCACGAAAATGACCATTTAAATGGTATATGCTATGACACAAAAGTTGCAAAACTCAGTTTGGAAATGGCTATAAACCGTAGAAAAAAGAAATTCTAAATTCTTTTTACTAGTGTAATACTTCGTCTTTTACTTTTTCTTTTGTTAAGTTCATGCAAACTAACAACAGGACCATGAACTATTATTAGGTTTTTATTGTTGAAAGTGCGCATATATGGCTTGAAAGGAGTCCATTCTTCTTTTAAGAATATGTTTATTGGTATCTGACGATTGCTTTCCCACCACCAAACTTCGCCCAATTTTAAAAAAGTCTCTTTGATTTTAGATTCGGCAATAGACCCATAATCATATATGCTGGTACATTGCTCATCACGGTTCTGAACAATACCTACATAATCTTGGTTTGCAAAAGATAAAACCGTTATAAAGGGATGGTTCTCGCTTAATTTCTTGAAAAAATCATTATTGTCTGTCATTAGATATTATTTATATTTGGTACAATACCAAAAATATTTTTATAAATACAATTAGGAGCAACAATCTGTGACCGTCACAAATGTAAGATATTCAGCAGCAGTATTTGTCTATACACAACGCCAGATTGTCGTCCTATTATCAGGAAACAGTCCGAGGGCCTATATGCCAAACTATGCTAAAACATTAATGCTACATAAAGGTGTAGACAATAAGATTCAATTTCAGTTCTTAAATCAAGAACAAAAACCGGTAGATATTACTGGTAAAACTATTACTTGCCGTATTATTAATAACGACGGTACTGAGATTTTGATCACTAAAGCACTAACTCCAGAATTACCGTTGACTGGTATTGCATATTTGCATCTAAACGCCGCAGATATAGAAGATATACCTGCTCAATTATGCCACTATAGTATAGAAATCCCGTCTGGAGAATTTGGGTATCCTGTATTTGTAGATCCAAGTGCTGGTGCTAGGGGTCAAATAAACATAGTTAATAGCGTATTGCCAAGTTTTGTTCCTAGCCAAAGTGTAACGATTCCAACAGGACAACCATTTCCTAATTTAGATAGTAACAACAATATTGAAAATGTATTGCCAAATGCCAACACATATTATAGTTCAGTAATCAATACTAACGATAATCCTGTATTGACAATACAAGCACACTTACATGAGTATAACGGTGATATCAGCATAGAAGGAACATTCAACAGTCAATTAACCGACTGGTATCCCATCACAACAAGTGAATATTTGGAGACTACTGAAACAGTAGGCTTTACAATTCAAGGTTTTCATCCTTTCATAAGAATGGTGTTCACTAGTAATACGGGCGTAGTCAGTAATATTTTAGCAAGATAACTATCCAATAGTATTTGTTTTTGCATATCGCTCTGTTATAATTACAGAGTGTTCGATATACTACAAATAATTCCAGGCAAAAAGAAATTATCTAACAGCGGTTGGCATAGTTTTAACGCTGTTTGCTGCCACAATAGAGGCCATAAGCCCGATCGTAGGGGCCGTGGCGGTATTAAGTTTGATGGTGACAACTGGAGTTATCATTGTTTTAACTGCGGGTTTAAGTGCGGTTTTACATTAGGTAGAACACTTACTAAAAATACAAAAACACTTTTATCATATTGCAATGTTGATATTGACGATATCAACCGTTATAGCCTTGAAAGTTTGCAATACAAAGACTTGATAGATTTTTCTGTAGTCAAACACAAGAAAAAGAAAATCAAGTTTCAAGAAAAACAATTGCCTGATGAATGTGTATTGATAGACGAGACTAACAAAAACCATGAAATATATATTGACTATCTGAAAAAAAGACATATAAAAATCAGTGACTATCCATTCATGTGTACTCCAAATATGCAAGGTAGATATAAAAATAGAATCATTATACCTTGCACTTACGAAAATAAAATAGTGGGGCATACAAGTAGATTTTTAGACAATAGATTTCCAAAATATATCAACGAATATCAAGAAGGATATATGTTTGGTTATGACCTGCAAAAACAAGAATACAGTGTATGTATTGCAGTAGAGGGAATATTTGATGCTCTTAGCATAAACGGCTGTGCGTTGTTGCATAATACCATAAGTGATACACAAGCAGACATGCTAAAAAATTTATATAGAAAAGTAATTATTGTTCCTGATCAGGATAGCACTGGACTTAATATATGTGATAGAGCATTAGAACTAGGATTTTATGTATCTTTGCCTGATTGGGAAAAAGACATAAAGGATGTGAATGATAGTGTAATTAAATATGGTAAAGTACCTACGATACTAAGTATATTGCAATCAGCAACTAACAGTAAAATCAAGATAGAGATAAGGAGAAAACAAATTGCAAAACGACTATAACATTGATGTGCAGTTGTTGTTTCTACGCATGATGGTAACCAATGCAGAATTGTATACCAGAGTCATGAACATTATAAAATCAGAAAACTTTGACCGTAAACTACGATCCGTCGTAGATTTTATAATCGAACACAGTACAAAATACAATGTAATGCCCGAACCAACACAGATACAAGCAGTTACGGGGTTGCATGTTGAACTAATACCCGAACTTGATGAGGGGCATTATGAATGGTTTTTGACAGAATTTGAAAAGTTTTGTCAAAAGCAAGGACTTGAGAGGGCTATTCTTAAGGCAGCAGAATTGCTTGAGAAAGGCGACTATGGACCTGTAGAGAAATTAGTAAAAGATGCAGTACAAATTTCTCTACAGCGTGACATGGGTACAGATTACTTTGCTGACCCCAGGGGTAGATTGATGCAACTTAAGTCAAATAATGGTCAAAATAGCACAGGCTGGCCATCACTCGACGATAAACTATATGGTGGTTTCAACAGGGGTGAACTACAAATCTTTGCAGGTGGTAGTGGTTCAGGTAAGAGTTTGATTATGCAGAATTTGGCTGTAAATTGGGTTCAAAATGGATTAAATGGTGCATATATCACACTTGAATTAAGTGAGGGTTTGTGTGCTATGCGTCTTGATAGTATGATGACCGACACTAAAAGTCGTGAGATTTTTAAGGACATTGATAATGTTGAAATGAAAGTCAAGATGATATCCAAAAAAGCAGGCAAACTTCGTGTCAAATATATGCCTGCACAAAGCAATGTAAATGATATCCGTGCTTATGTAAAAGAACTACAAATACAAACAGGTCTTAAAATTGATTTTTTGTGTGTAGACTATCTTGATTTGATTATGCCAGTAAGTGCTAAAGTCAGCCCAAGCGATTTGTTCGTTAAGGACAAGTATGTGTCAGAAGAATTGCGTAATTTGGCAAAAGAACTTAACATATTGTTTGTCACAGCAAGTCAGTTGAACCGTAGCGCAGTTGAAGAAATCGAATTTGATCATAGTCATATTTCAGGTGGTATCAGTAAAATCAATACTGCTGACAATGTGTTTGGTATCTTTACAAGTCGTAGTATGCGTGAGCGTGGGTTGTATCAGATTCAGTTGATGAAAACCCGCAGTAGTTCGGGTGTGGGTCAGAAAATCGAACTTAAATTTGATACTGAAACACTTCGTATTACAGATGAAATAGACAATTCCAACAATAAACCACAGCCCACAGGGTCACAAATACTAAGTCAAATCAAGTCCAATTCAATGGTCACAAACAATAATAATGTAGAAGATGTACCCAAAATAGTACCTGAAGTGCATAGTGCTAAATTGAAGAGTTTGCTAGCATCCCTTAAGAAATAATTTTTCCTTTAGTTCTAGATAAATACTATTAGGATAAACCTAAAAATGCAAAAGAAAACCAAAAGCCTCTTAGAGGAACTAGAACTAATCGGTACTAACAGAGATTTTCAACACATAGTTGAAAGCAGAGCGCATAATGTTATATCAAGTGCGATTAACCTTATCGAAATGCTCAATAAACACTATGATAAAGAAACTGCTGAATTACTAGAGAAAAAACTATTAAGTTCCATAAAGAATAAAGAACCCAGAAGATTTAGTAAGTCATTGAGGAAAAAAGATGGGACAAAAAAAGACTAATGAAAGCATGTTTGGCGACATGGCGCGACTATCAAGTAATGTCGTTAGAGATGTCGAAAGAAATCGCACTAATGTAGGCACCAGCCTAGCATCAAGGGCTAGGGCATGGGCCGGCTCTTGGAAAAGCGGCAGAACCACAAAAGACCAATTGGCCGCAAATAAATTTATTGATAAGTTTACAAGCAGGGGAATAGAAGCCCTAAGAATGGCTGTAAGCAATAATTTAGTTAATCCAAACAGTAATCAACTTTCTACAGCACCTGCTACAGCGGCTACCCCTCCTAGCGGACCTCCACCTAGTGGGCCTCCGCCTAGCGGACCTCCACCTAGTGGGCCTCCGCCTAGCGGACCTCCACCTTCTGGACCGCAGGCAAATGCAAGACAAAATTACCCCAACATGAATGTCAATGTTAGAACCCCTGCACAAACAGGCTTAAATGTTAGAATGCCTAATGTACGGATTCAGCAAACGCCAGGAGCAGCCCAGCCTCCGACAACTACTAGCACTACTGCACAAAGCAATAGACCACAGCAGACTAGACAGGCCAATAGACCACAGCAGACTAGACAGGCCAATAGACCACAGCAGACTAGACAGGCCAATAGACCACAGCAGACTGTGCCTCCTCCTAGAAGAGGGAGAAAAGGTAGAAGGGGCAGAGTTCGTGAGTCAGTACAGTATCAAAATTTAAATAAACTTTTCGAAGAATATTTGTTTTTACTAGAACAAACAGACACAACTAATAACCCGCAGACTACACAGCCTGCTCAGCCTTCTCAGCCTGCACTACCAAGCATAAGTGAATATTTCAAAGAGCAATTTTTAGATTTATATCTTGATGGTATAACTCCGCAGCAAATGAGATATGCTCAACCTAAAATAAACCAAATATTAAACAATTTGCCTCAATTAGTAAAGAATGAAAATCAATTAGAAAAAGAATTGAGAGAACTTGCAAACATCATATTTACATTGGCTACTTCAACTAGAGTTAATAGAAATTTCTAATTTTATGATAGAAGACCTGCAAAAATTCGTAAACATTATACAAACTAATTCTTTGAAAGAATCAAAGAGTCGTATAAACCATCCAGAAGATATGGTTATATTCAACGCAGGTACAGGTGCAAAACACGCACTTGACAGTATAGTAAAGACTAGCAAACATCCAAATGCTATAACCATTAAATGGGATGGCTATCCTGCTTTAATTTTTGGTTATGGAAACAGCAATAAATTTAGTATAATGGACAAACACATGTTTGACAAAAAAGATGGGTCTGGGCGAAACATACATAGTCCCCTCGATTTTGTTAATTACGATAAAAATAGAGGTGTTGAAAGAACAGAACTTCATAAATTAATTGCTAGAATTTGGCCTAGTTTAGAAAAAGCATGTGCAGAAACCAAAGGATACTACTGGGGTGACTTATTGTTTAGTCATCCACTTGAAAAAGAAAACGGAGTCTATACTTTTAAGGCAAACCCAAATGGGATTACTTATGTAGTAGATGCTGACAGTGATATGGGTAAAATGTTAGCAAATAAAATTGCAGGAATCGCAGTACATCAATATTTAGGTCCAGACGCCGTAAATACCGAAGATGCGATATCATTAAATGGTACGATTGGTAAAATAAGAAACAATACAAATGTTGCTATTATACCAAGTGCAATGCCTAAAACACCGGCAATAAAACTTAATAATAAGTTAATCAAGCAAGCACAAAGTAGCATACACAAATACAGTAAAGATATCGAAAAATTAATGAACAATGCACCCCAAGCAAAAAGTTCTTTTCACTCACTGTTCACTACATTTATCACACATAAAATATTGACGGGTAATTTAGATAATTTAGCAAATGACTTTTTGGATTATTTTGAAAACAAATCTATGACTCTAAGTATGAAAAAGAAACTAGCAGACCATTTAAATAACAATAAAGAAGGTGTTTTAGGACTATTTACAGTGTGGAAAGATTTATATCAACTTAAAATGAATTTATTAGGCCAATTGAATTTTGCTGTTGAGGAAAGCCCAGTTCGCGGATATTTGGATTCGGGACAGCCCAGCCAAGAAGGATTTGTCAGTCATGGGCTAAAGTTTGTAGATAGATTAGGGTTTACACGCCAAAATTTTTCTAGAAATCGCTAGCCAAAACCGTATTTTTTTTCTCTTAGGCATAAATAATTGTATGAACCTATATGGTTCACAACATTAGGAGATTTTAAAATGGCACAATTTACAAGAGTTAATGGCGATCTAAAACCAGTTCTATGGTTAGACCAGCCAGATTACACTAACACAGGCGTTAATGCAGTTTCTTCAGCACTAACAGTTCAGCCACAGGGTCCAAAGTTGGACTTCTTCACTGCAACTGCAAACGGCGCATTAACTACTACACAAGTAGCATCAGCAGTTCAGGCTATTCAACAGCTTGCAACTATCTACATCTATGAATATACAGACGCATCAAATGACACATTAGCATTTGCTGTATATCCAACAGGTGCATGGACTACTGCTGGTCTAGTAGCAGCCCTAGAAAATGTTAACGGTCCCGCATGGGCAAATGCTGTAACTGTAACAGCATCAGCAACTTTCACTAACTAATAGTTAGTTTAAGTATAGCAAACAAAGGCCCAAGAAGAAATTCTTGGGCTTTTTTTATGAACATAAATATCACTGAACAACAAGCAATTGTTGATCTGGTGGACCGCGGTGTCATCAATATCGTTGATACTAGCCCCCTTAAAGCCCAAGAAGAAATTCTTGGGCTTTTTTATTTGCTGTAAATACAGGATGAGACAGAGAATTGCTTGCTATACGCTTTTTGATATAACAAAAACAGGGGTACTTAATAGAGCAAGGCCCGGAGATGATGTAACAGACATATCTGATTGGTATAAAAAACGAAATACTCAATGCAATTTTGACACCATACTGCAAATAGTATCATTAAGAACTCAGCCCGATTTATATAACGACCCAAAATGTATACAAGTATTATTTGACAAAAATTGCAATTTTGGAGAAAAGTACAAGGATAATAAATATCATAAAGTATGGACATTTGATTTTGACATACAGCATTTGTCTGTGTTTGATGATGGAAATAATGAATTGGGTTACTTGTACAATGATTGCCAAAATGTTCCAATGATACTATCAGATACTATGGATCTTGACATTGGAAATGTGTTAGATTGTAACAAATTTTCAAGAAATATATATTTTGTTAAATACTAATATGGACAAACGGACGCTAAAAACTAAAATTACTGACCTGTTCATTAACAAAGAAGATGACGGGACATATAATCTTTTTGGAAAATATATCATAACCCCAAAAGATAATTCTATATACACAGTACAAGAAGTCAACGAAACAGAATTCTATATTTTTTCTAGTCTTAAAAACGCTGTTACATATTGTGTTTTTGACAATAATAACAAGCAAAAAGAGGTTCAGCGTATTATAGAACTAGACGAATTAATATGCAGTTTGGATTTTATCATACAACAACATAGCAGATTGCTTAAAAAGTCAGATAACGAAAATAAAAACATATATTCTGCTAAAGTAGTAGAAGATAAATTCAAAAAGAAGATGGCCATGCGTGAATTAGAGGGATATATAAATTTTTCAAGATTTTTACAGTCTAGGAAGTTTAATGAAAACCAAGTAAAAACTTGCAGTAATTGATAAATACATCATTAATATGGAAAAATCAACATGCACCTAAATGATCTCAACAAAAAGAATACAGCATCAAAAGCACTAAAACTAAATTTTGATTTCAGTTTTGATACCTCAAGACTGAACCGTGCTAGAACAGTAGAAATGCTCAATAGAGTAAACAAACTGTTAAGAGAAGCAAAGTCTAATCCTAAGTTTCATAGAAGCCAAAACGATCCATCTTATTTAAAGTTGGTCTTTATGCAACAGGCTTTATCAGAACACTATCACCGTACTAAGTCTGCAAGAATCGTTGTAGAAAATACCGAAGTAGAAAAGTCACAAGTCATATTGGCTGCACAAGACATGATTGACAGTGTTCAGAAAATGATTGAAGAAGTCAATGATATGCTTGTTAAGGAACTACCTGCATTGACAGATAGTATACAAAGTGAGATAGGTGTTAACGAGTCGGGTATGTTTAGTCAAGCAGCAAATGAAGCATTAACTGCATTAAACAAGACACTAAGTCAAAGTAAGCAAACTCTACAAGATGCCATGAATGAAATGACAGGTCAGGGTGGTTCAGACATGTTAGGTGGAATGGGCACAGGTGGCGAAGAAGTAGCGGTCACTGACATAGGGGCAGAAGAAGGACCTGAAGGTGCCGAACTAGATATGGATCAAGAAGATATTGATTTGCCTAGCCCACCAGAAGAACTAGAACAACCTGAAGAAAGACCGACTGGTGGAGTAGGTAGAGAAAAGAGGTAAATAATGTACCTCTTTGAAATCAGTGATAATCCTAAATTAGCCAAAATGATTGCGGCTATAGACCAATTAAAGACCGGTCTTGATACTGGCGAAATTTCCACTAACTGGAGCATTGATGCTTTGTTGACTTATTTTAGAAAATTCGATCTTATATTAAGCCCTGAAGATTTATATGACATGATTAAGCAAAAGCCCTTGAAAAATGTTATTTCTAACATACAAGGAGACGAGGTTATATTTAGAGGAATACCTGATGCTAATCAAGACATAGAAGCACCTCCGCCTGAATCAGGTAAAAAAACAGTGAACAAAATGGCTAAACATGCCATGAAAAAGAAAAAGAAATAACCATTTACACTATACTTTTGTCATAGATCGTATATAATTCTAAGACAAAAATGATTTACATACCTAACAAATTTCCCTATTCTTTATTACAAAAAACTACAACCGGTGGTTCGCGTGTTTATCTAGCACCAGATGGTTCAAAGTTACCAAGTGTTACTACAATACTTGATGCAACCAAATCAGAAGAAAGTAAAAAAGCACTGCGCGAATGGCGTAACCGAGTTGGGCATAAGCAAGCACAATCTATTACCACTGAGGCAGCAGGACGCGGCACAAGAATGCACAAGTTTCTTGAAAATCATATCAAAACAGGAGATATGGGAGAGCCGGGTACCAATCCCTATAGTATACAAAGTCATAAAATGGCTAAGTCTATCATAGGCAAAGGCTTGAACAACTGTCAAGAATTTTGGGGAACCGAAGTATCTTTGCATTTTCCCAAAGTCTATGCTGGAACCACAGACTTGTTGGGGATACACAACAAAGTCGAGTGTGTAATGGACTATAAACAATCAAACAAACCAAAAAAGCGAGAATGGATTGAAGACTACTTCATACAGTTGACTGCTTATGCTTTAGCACATAATGAAGTGTACAATACCAAAATTCGTAAGGGTGTAGTATTCATGTGTGTAGCCCCGCAGTTAAATAGCAATGAAGAACCCCAGTATTTGGACTTCATCATTGAGGGCAAAGAGTTCGACCATTATACCAATCTTTGGTACGAAAGATTAGAAAAATACTATAGTTCGTTTATCTGATTTCTAGATAAATAGTTGTAATAACGGCGTTACAACTATGATAATACAGATTAGCAAGATACAGCATCGTTCAGGCGAATTAGTAGATTTACCACAGTTAGACCAAGCAGAGTTTGGTTTTGCTACAGATGTAAACCGTCTTTTCATAGGTAAAACTACGGGTAATATAGAAAATGTAGAAGTTCTTACTGCATATTCCAACATAGCGTTTAATCAAATAGAAGGCAGTGTAGGGAACTTAAATATATCAGCCAATGTAGCAAATGGCGAGATATTGACATATGACGGTAATGATTGGGTAAACAGTAATTCAATAACTGTAGGTAGTGTTACTACTACTGTTTTAACTAGCGGCGCAAACACTACTCCAGCAACTATAACAGGTAATTGGCAATTGACCGCAGGTTCTGTACTAGAATCACTAAGCGGTGACTTGGCTGAATATTATAGTGGTGACAAACAGTATAAGCCCGGTACTGTATTAGAATTTGGCGGCGATAGTGAAGTCACATTAGCAGGTATAGAAAGCAACAAGATTGCAGGTGTAGTGACTACAGAACCTGCATATGTGATGAACAGCAACATACAAACACAATATCCAATCGCACTGGTATTGATAGGTCGTGTGCCTGTCAAAGTGATAGGTAAGGTAAACAAAGGTGACATGTTAGTTAGTGCAGGCAATGGACTAGCAAAAGCATCTACTGTTACTCCTAAGATTGGCACAGTGATAGGAAAAGCGATAAACAATAAAACAGACGATGATGAAGGTATTATAGAAGTTCTAGTTGGTAGAACTTGATATAGGATATGAAATAATATGGCATCAAAAATTTATACACCTAGCGGAAGCAGTCAATTATCAGTGGTAGCAACAACTGACAAAGTCCGTATTGCAACTACAGGAACTGCAATAGCAATAGCAGTTGGTAATAGTTCGGCTACAGCAAATTTAACTGCATGTGAAATAGTTCCAATAAATACAGTACTTAATTCTTTCATAGTAGGAGAAGGTAATTATATAGCATATATCAGTGCTGATGGCGGTACTGATATTTTTTCAATAACAGATTTGGGTATGCCAACAAACAATTAAGGCATACATAGGAGATTAATCATGACTATAAATGTAGGACCAGGAATAACAATAGGCAGCGGGATATCAATCACATCAGGCGGACCCACTCCACCACCTCCACCCGAGCCTACTGGTAATTTCACACTAACTGCGGTTACAACCACTAATAATCAAACTATTACCTTGCCGATTCGCGGTACTGGATTAAACGCTACTATCAATTGGGGTGATGGTAATACTACTACTGGTAGAACTACAGATAATCCAACTAAAACATATACTACGGCAGGTAATTATACTATTGTAATAAATGGTACTGTTCCAGGATTTGGTACCGCAAATATGTCATGGTTAACATCGATAACTAATTTTGGTAATGTCGGGCTAACAGATTTATCCAATGCTTGTAGTTCTAATAACATTACCGTTGTACCAAATAATATTCCATCTACGGTGACTACTGTAAGAAGCATGTTCTACATAGCTAATGTATTTAACGATTCTAACATAGTAACTTGGAATACAAGTAATGTTACTGATATGGCAAATATGTTCTATGGAGCACTTCAATTCAATCAAGACATTTCAAATTGGAATACAAGTAATGTCACCGTTATGAGTATTATGTTTGTCGATGCAGAAAAATTCAATCAACCAATCGGCAATTGGAATGTTAGTAAAGTACAACTTATGAATAGTATGTTCGAAAGAGCAAGAGTGTTTAACCAAAATATAAATAGTTGGAATGTAAGTAATGTCAGTAATATGTTGGGTATGTTCAATGATGCAACCGTGTTTAACCAAGACTTGAATAATTGGAATACTAGTAAGGTCACTAACATGTTTGGGATGTTCCCTTCTGGCTTCAATGGAAATGTCGTAACTTGGGATACTGGCAATGTCACTGATATGAGTTATCTGTTTGCCTTTAATTCATCATTTAATCAAAATATTGCTAATTGGAATACTAGCAAAGTCACTAATATGTTTTCAATGTTTAATAATTCTACCGCATTCAATCAAAACATAGGAAATTGGAAAACAGGAAATGTCGCTAACATGACGCAAGTATTCAAAAATGCAACATCTTTTAATCAAAATTTATCTAACTGGTGTGTATCAAACATAGCATCAAAACCTTTCGAATTTGATGATGGCGCAAACGCTTGGACAGGCGGCAACGCAACAAGACCGCAATGGAGTACTTGCCCTAACCCATAATAAATTATTAGGATATTAATCATGACTATTACTATAGGATCAGGAATAACAATAGGTAGTGGGATAACATTGGAAAGTGGATCTTCGGGCCCAGAATCAGATCCAATGGTATTAACTGCTAATGTAAGCGCAGGACAAACAATTACAGTATATATTGGTGGTACTGGATTAAATGCCAACATCGATTGGGGTGACGGAAATACTACTAGTAATAGAACAACTGCTAATGTACAAAAAACTTATGCTACAGCAGGCAACTACACAATAGAAATAAGTGGCACTGTTCCAAATTTTGGCTCAGTAGGAACTTTGTCTTTTTCTAATTGGATGACATCAATAACAACTTTTGGTAATATAGGGTTAGTAAATTTAGCAGGAGCATGCCGCTCCAATAATATAACCATAGTTCCAAATTCTATTCCCTCTAATGTGAGTAATATTAGAGGTATATTTGATGGATCGCCCCTAATCAATGATGCTAATATATCAAACTGGAATGTTTCTAATATCACAAATATGGCATCTTCATTTTACGGAGCCTTCGCATTCAATCAACCATTGAGTAGTTGGAATGTTAGTAATGTCGCTAATATGAGTTTTATGTTTCAACAAGCAAGTGTTTTCAATCAAGATATCGGTAATTGGAATACTAGCAATGTTACTAATATGCGTGATATGTTCCGTTTAGCGTTTACCTTTAATCAAAATATCGGTAATTGGGACACCAGTAATGTTACTAACATGGGTACGATGTTTAGGGACGCAGCAGCATTCAATCAAAATATCGGTAATTGGGTTACTAGTAATGTATCTAATATGACAAATATGTTTAATGGAGCACAGGCATTCAATCAAGATATCAGTAATTGGAATACTAGCAATGTTACTAACATGAATTTTATGTTCAATAATGCAAATACATTCAATCAAGACTTATCTAGTTGGTGTGTGGCAATTATACCAACTAAACCAACCGATTTTGATACAAATGCAAATAGTTGGGCGGGCGGCAACGCAACAAGACCACAATGGGGAGCACCTTGCTAACCACAAGATTTGAGTATATTAGATAAATACATCATACATTCTCATAGGGAGAGTTTATGCGGTACCCGCCGCGTATCGGCTAAAACCCGACATTATAGGAGAAAAACAATGGGTCGTCCACTTAAAATCGCAAAAGCACAAGCAGTTATTACTCTAACTGCAACAAACGGTACTACAGAAGTAGTTACAACAAATGCAAACTTTACTAACCTAGGTATCATTGCTGGTATGCCATTCATCCCTGCAAGTAATGTAGGTAATCTATTAGCCGGCACAACATATTGGATATTAGAAGTATTGAACGCAGGCAACAATAGCACATTCACAGTATCAGCAACACAGTTGTCAGCAAACCCAACATACACTAAGTTTAATTTAGGTACAACTTCTGCACAATCTGTAGCACTATCAGTAGGCGTTGTTGATGGATATTTCAACAATCCATTCGGTGGTGACGGTTATCCCGCAACAAACGCAAACACTTACTCAGTAGTTGGTGGTAACACAGCAATCTATGGTAGTCAAGTTCTTTGCCGTGTAGCAATCGCACAGAACGGTGTAGGTACTATCACTGTAGATACAGGTTCAGCAAATATCACTGGTGTAGGTACAGACTTAGTAAACGCTCTTTCTGATGGTACAGCAGTATCAACAGCAGATGGTGTATTCTTAGGTATTATTGATGATATCGCAAATGCTAACGCAACATTTGCAACTTTTGCCGCCAACTCAGCAGCAAATGCCGCAGATGCAAGTTTTGAATTTGCAAATAACGAAGCAGGTTATATAGTTCGTCAGAAGGGTAAGCAAAAGTATCTAGTTCAAGGTACAAGTTCAGGATTATTAGGTGCTTGCTATACAGCAAATCTTGCTAATGCTGCACTATATCCAGGTACTATGAGCATTATCGGTACATATGCAAATGCTGCAACAGTTAATGTTCAGTCATTAAGCGACCACACAGCAGAATTGTTTACAGCAGATTCAGGTATAACTGCTGATCCAAACAATACTGCAAACATCAACAATAGTAGTCCAGCATTCAGCACATTCAATACTGCTTATGCTGCTAATACTTATGGTGGTCAGCCATACCCAATCGTTACCATCAACAAGGCTTAATAGAATACGATTATGGGAAATGTTACTCAGTTAAAAGTTAGAAAAAGTAAGACCGAAACTGAAGTAGCAGTCCTTCAGGTTCAAGTTCAGATGCTTGATGAAAAAGTAGATGAAATTAAATCTGAATTAAAAGAGTTAAGACATAGCATGGATAAGGGGTCTGAGGCAACTTTGAGTTTACTCAAAGAGTTTCAGACCTCTAACCAATCTCAACATGATGAATTGTCTGGCAAAGTAGAAACTCTAGAAAAGTGGAGATGGATGTTAATGGGAGCAGCCGCTCTAGCAGGTGCTATGGGCTGGCAAACTATTCATGCTCTGTTTCAGTAAGAGTTTTTAGTTTTTCTTTGACTATATCAATATTTACCGTACTAAATAATCCAGGATGTAATGGTTTAGGGTGTTGATTTTCTCCTACCCATGCATATCCTACATGTTCGTTATTCAATAAGGGAATAAACTCATTTTCAACTGCACAGAAAAATGTGTGATAAACAAAACTATTGTTTACAAATTTTTGTATTGGTACTAATTTAGCATCTGTGGGGAAATAAGAAATTTCTTCACGGCATTCTCGTTCTATGCCTGCTAACAATGTCTCATCTTTTTCAATCTTTCCGCCTGGAACACCCCAACTATAGTTGGTATCATTTCTCAACAAATAAAAAAATCTATTTGTTTTTTTGCTGTAAAAGAATATTCCTGCACTAGTAGACATATAAAAATATTAACACAATATCTATCAAATGACAATGCTATAATCGCCCTCTGAATACCAACCATCTACGCTCTTCATCCATTGACCTTCTGTAGATACATAGCGGTATTGTATGTTAGTTGTTAAGTTCAATACATATTGAACTGAAGTTGATTCACTGCTATCAAATGAAACATTCCAACTCATGGTAGTGCTGTTAAATTCAATTATGTCATTAGCATTTGCTACTAAATTTCCCCAGGCTATTGTACTACTGCCCTCACTGCCTATGTCTTCAACAATCAAGTATCTACGACCATTTATTGGTCCCGGCAATCCTGCATTTGGTCCTTGTATCTGTGGATTGATGACAGCATCTATCGGGTCTAATGTATTTTGTGGAAGAGTATCTGGGTCTATGTTGTAAATCAACAGTCTATCATCTAATGGGTCAGGAACTATTGTTCCAACTATATCGTCTTCCATGTATGGATTTTGTAACCATACTTGACTTATTCCCGGCTGTACATTTCCGTAGACATTGAGCAAACTGCTCCAATATAGATTTGTATTTGGTGGTGCTGGATTACTTAAATCTGTGTTTGGTGGATAGAATGCTTCATTTGCGGGCAACAATTGCAATCTATCACCTATCAACAACAACTTATATCCATATGGACTTATTTTTTGTCGTGTACCTAGCAATAAATCTTCATCTTGTATGTCTTGTAATGCAGTGCCTTTATAGATACTAGCAATGATTTTATTGATAACACCCATTTTCTTGAGTTTAGTGCTAGTGCTTATCCATATAGGCATATAGAATTTCCAACTCATGATATCAATTGGGTTTCCAGTGCCTTGCGGTATGCTACGGCTAGTAAATGTCAAACCATCCTGGTATACTACTGACAACGATGTCCAATCAACAAAGTTATCAGTGCTTTGTATTTCTAAACTTGGGTTAAACAATGTACCTAACTGTTCGATAAGTTCTAATTTTTGGTTGTAATTGGTTGTCCAAAAATCAACTTGTACACGAAGCGTATACGGTACAGGCATCAACCGTTCTACAGTAAATGCTTGACCTTGTGTAGTTTCATAACTTTGTGTATCTTGGTTATAGGCTCTTTGTCTTACATTGACTTTATCCACAAAATATGGTTCTTGTGTTCTTTTTTGATCATATTCTAACCCGGCTATCCAATATGTAATCATTGGTGCACTTGGTAAATTGCTAGCAGTATTGTTTGCTATTATGGTAGCAACCTGTCTGCTTGCGTCACCATATTGAACTGGTACACGAACTAATATGTCATTGCCGTTTGGGTCTTTGCCCTTAGTCACATACCAACTTGAAAATATTTTAGCAAATTGCAGTAAAAATCTTCTTATTTGCGAATCATAGAAAAATTTAGCCATATGTTACTCTATAGGTGGTATTGTATCAGGTGCGACTTGTAAGACACTTGACAATGGTTGTGACTCAGGTATAACAGATTGTGTATTGTTGTTATAAATCACGCTTTCATTATTTATGAATGAACTTAGTTGTGAATTATCTTCTGCTGTAAATCCAGTATCTGTTCGTACATTGGTAGATATGCGTACCCATAATACTCCGTCCCAGCGGTATAGTATTTGTGGGCTATAATCTATACGCAAGAAATAGTCACCAACTTGTGGATTTTGTGGGAAACTGATTCCTGCACCAGTTGGTTCGCCGTTTGGTGCAGACCCATCGCCCGTCATGTATCCTGCTTCATAACCAAAACTTCTAGGACTTGAACGAGTTATATATTGGAATCTTGGGTCACAGTCTGCACGGTAATCCATTGTTTGTGGACCATATGGTTCTGTACCTGTAAAGTTGGGCTGTGTTGGATCTTGGTCAGCAGTAGCATATGTGTTGTCTGCGGTACCATATGGGCCAACTATAGGACCAATCGATTTTACAGTTAATACTTTGTCGCCTTGTAATGCTATTGAACCAGAAACATCTTGTAATTTTGTTGGTCTAGTTTCTACTACTTCTAAACTTGTTGGTACAAATTTATCAAATTTAGTAGATAAATCCATGTCAACAGTCATGTCCCAAATACTTTGAACTGTTTCTTTTGATATTTTTATTCCTATACTTGGGTTTTTGTATTTAGGATTACGCATGAACACAACAGTGCCAGTAGTACTAGGTGCACCTTTGCTACTTGTTATTATATTGACAGGTGGTGCAGGTTGATTGAGTTTGTCACTTAATACAAAGTTACTTTCAAAAACACCATATGTAGGTACTACATATAGTTGACTGTTATCATATCCAGACTTAGGCAATATTCTCTTTGCTTCTTCCAACTGAGCATTGTTGATTTCAATATTTCTATTGTATGTCGATAATATGTCTTTAAGGCTTTGTTCAGTATCAAGTTGCCAATATAATGGGTCAGGTGGGTTTTTGCCTACTGGAACTTCTGTGATACTTATGTAATTCTTGTCACCATAACTTACTACATATCCAGGTGGATAAGTTTTGTTTTTATCCCAATCACCCAAATAATTATCTTGACTGATAGGTTCTTTTAATATGTTGCTAAACTCTTGACTGTCAATCAATGGTTCGCATTTGATACGCCATAAGTGCGGATACCATGTTTGACTAAAACCCTCGCTTGCATAGTTTGCATCTGTGATTTGATAAAATCTTTTTAATGCAACTGGTATAGTTTCTTTTAATGGGTTGTAATCAAGCAAGTGTGGTAATTCTAATACATCACCCACCATTAATTTTCTACCGATTATGTCAATCATGTCGTTATAGTGAACAGTAATGAATATGATGTCATTGTTCAAAAACAACCCAAACTGACTTAAATCGAAATCTAGATTTTGTACATTGTAGTGACCACGCAATCTATAAATATTTGTTTCGTACTTTCTGTCACGGTTTTCTAGAAACAACAAATCTTGTATCTGAGTAGGGTTCGGTGATACATATTCGGGCTGCGTGAAATCTACGCTAGGAGTCTGTGCGACAGGACCCAAATATTTGTGTATATAAAGATCTGTGCCGCCCACAGTAAATTGCTCACTGATAACTCTGTCAAAATAGCGATAATCGTTGTTTTTTACTGGTTGGTACAGACTTAGTTTAGGCATATATCTATTTATTCTAATAGAATCAATGACTTACAAGACTATTGACTTTTATTACGGTTTCAGTTAGACTATATACTGTAGTAAATCACTGGAGATACAGTCATGTCTACCAAATCCAAAACTGAAGTCAAGGAACTCAGGCCTAAGAGCATTGAGACCAACTACCTTGGTGGAGAACCCATTTTCAATGGTGATACCAGTACCAAGTATCATTTGGGTGTCGCCATTAATTGGTACAATTACTTCTATGACAAGAAGGATTCTAAGGAGTTTGTCGCCCACTACCTTGATTACATCGGTAATACTACTGACGCTAAGATTATTCGCCGTGTGAGTGATAGTAATATTCGTATTACCTATGGCTGGCTCTGTCGTTCCATCATGCGCGGATACAAGATGACTGAATCTGAGTCTGAGCGGCTCAATACTGAGATTGCTCGCCTCAAGTCTACTGTTGTCAAGGATGAAGTCAAAGAGACTGTTATCGTTACTAACCGCCCCAATGTTCAAGAGATTATGCGTGAGCGTACTCTTGAAGCAGGCGGCGAACTTGAGGGCATGTGGGATACTTACCTCAAGAACGGTGCTAAGAAAGATGATGCCATCAAGGTCATCGACATTCTCACACAGCGCAACATTCTTCCTCAGCATGTTGGTCTGTTGATTACTGCGTGGCAGAATAAGTTGGATGAGTATCAAGCAGTTGTTGAGGGCGAAGACGAACAACTTACTGAGGCATATAACCGTTTCGGCAAGATTCAGTTGCGTAACATCGTCAACACTATTCAGAATGTTCTTGCTGACTTGAACAGTTATATCAACATCAAGAAGTCTAATCGCAAGCCCCGTGCTAAGAAGCCCGTGCCTGTCGAGAAGATTGTCAAGCGCCTCAAGTATCTCAAGAACTTCAAGTTGGAGAAACTTGAACTTGAAGGCGTAAGCCCAACTAAACTTCATGGTTGTAGTGAGGCTTGGGTTTACGATACCAAGAAGCGTAAACTGCATCACTATGTTGCTGACGAGTACACTAAGACTATCGGTGTCAAGGGCAATGCTCTGATTGGTTTCTGTACTAAGGAATCGGAAATCAAAACACTGCGTAAGCCCGAAACTCAGATTAAAGAGATTATGGGTAGCAAGCCCGCAGCGCGTAAGTTTTTCAATGACATTCGCGCTACTAGTGCTACTCCCAACGGTCGCTTTAACGCGAACATGATTATTTTGAGAGCATTTTAATAGGAGTGAATATGAGTAATGTTGACTTGAATAAGTATAAGGATTTCGTACAGGCAGTGACTAGCGATGCTAGCCACGACATGACAATGTTTATCAACCGTCTTGACCGTGTTGATGCTAACTATGAATCGTTTGGTTCAGATGGTGAGTATATGCATGGTCCAGATATCAATGTACCCTTGCTGTTGTGCGGTGCTATTGGTCTTGGCAGCGAGACAGGTGAGTTTCAAGAGATTGTCAAAAAGATTATCTTTCAGGGCAAGCCACTGAATGAAGAATCACACTTTCATATGAAGCGTGAATTGGGTGATATTCTTTGGTATTGGGTTAACAGTTGCAGAGCATTGGGTTTTGATCCCAACGATGTCATTGCTGAGAATGTCAAGAAGTTGGAAGCACGATATCCCGGCGGAAAGTTTGATGTTTTCTATAGCGAGAACCGTAAAGAGGGCGACCTATAAACATGTTGGGTCCTTTTGTCTGCATAGAATGTAATGTCTATGTAAAATTATATCCACGCGATGATTCAAAACAACGCTGGCGTTGCCCTGTGTGTGAGAGTACAGATGATTCAGCACATACACCTTATCTCAGGAAAGAGCCGTTACCCGATAGTATGATTCCTTTACTAAGGTTTATGAAGGGTAAAAACCCACAAGACTGGTAAAGACTCACAATAATAAGTTCCTGATAAATACAACTATCAGGAACTTTTTTATGGCAGCAGATCCACTTTCAGTACCTACAAACAGTAATTTATTACAACTTAAAGAACAGATGTTCAATAATATTGGGTTGCGTTTAGGTCGTGACATTGTAGACCTTGAGTTAGACCCACAACACTATGAAGCAGCATATAACTATGCTATCAAAGTATACCGTCAAAGAGCGCAAAACGCCACACAAGAAAGTTATACACTGATGACGGTATTGAAAAATGTAGATACATACACATTGCCAAGTGAATTTATTAATGTTCGTTGCTTGTACCGTAGGACAGTAGGACTAGAAACAGGACCAAGCAGCACAGCATTTGACCCTTTTAGTAGCGCGATACTAAATACATACCTGCTAAACTACAACTATACAGGCGGTATGGCAACATATGACTTCTATGCAGGATATGTTGAATTAGCCGCTCGTATGTTTGGTGGTTATGTCACATATACTTTTAACCCTGTCACCAAAGTCTTGCGTGTAGTTCGTGACTTCAAGGGCACAGGTGAAAGAATATTAATATGGGCAGACATACAACGACCTGAGACAGAATTATTGCAAGACCCGGGTTCAGGTGTATGGTTAGAAGATTTTATACTTGCACAATGTAAAATAATAATAGGTGAAGCCCGTGAAAAATTTGCTAGTATCGCAGGTCCAAGCGGCGGAACAAGTTTGAATGGTGCTGCTATGAAGTCAGAAGGTAAGGCAGAAATGGAAAGATTGATTGAAGACTTGCGTAGATATCAGGACAGATCCCAGCCCTTGACATGGATACAGGGCTAATCTTTGATTGACATTTATAATTTATACAGTATAATCGTAGTATGTTAATAGGAATCGCGGGCCAAATCGCCTCAGGCAAAGATACAATAGCAGACTATCTTGTGACCGAAAAAGGTTTTCGCAGAATGAGTTTTGCAGAACCATTGAAAGATGCGGTCAGTGCCATATTTGGTTGGGACAGAAATCTGTTAGAAGGTACTACTATTGAAAGCCGTGAATGGCGAGACCAAGTAGATGAATGGTGGGCAACCCGATTAAATATCCGACACCTCACACCCAGATGGGTATTGCAGCAGTGGGGTACAGAAGTAGGTCGTAGGGCCTTTCACGATGACATTTGGATTGCTAGTATAGAAAATAAACTACGGTCTATTACTGACAATATTGTAATCAGTGATTGCAGATTTCCAAATGAAATAAAAGCAATAAAGCAAGCAGGTGGTAAAACTATCAGAGTATCTAGGGGTAGTCCTCCAGTATGGTATCAACAAGCACTAGCCGTAAATAAAGGGTTTTATGGCCCCAACTATCGTGATAGTTTGCGTATATTGGAAGATATACATAATGTACATGCTAGCGAGTACAGTAGTATAGGGCTAGATTACGATTATCATATTGATAATAGCAGCACACTAGAAGACCTATACAAAAAAATAGATTCAATAATCGACTTGTAGGTCTCCCCTACGCCATGTTATTTGTTTTCTTTTAACGACCTCAACACAGTTCAGACATATTGTCCTTAGATTAGAGAAGTTGATATTTTTTAAATCTCCGTCTATGTGATATACCGTAGTTTGTGAGGGGTAAATGCTCTTGAACCCGCAAACATCACATATAGACTTCTTTTTATAACCTGACTTTTCCCAGTTAGGTTTACCCAATTTCTTTTTGTTTTTCTTTTTCCCGCATTCATTGCACATACTGCGGTAATGGGTAATGTTTTTTCGTTTGTAATTGATACTACAGACATTTTTATTACAAGTTGAGCAGATAGGCCTAGCATTCTTCATAGTTGTATTTATAGTATACCTTCGAAGGCGTACCTTATAATCAGTTTTTTCAAATCTTTACTAAATACTATTAAGAAATTAGGGTTGTTACCCTCAAAATATAACTATAGGAAGTAAAAACATGGCACTAGCATCACCAGGCGTAGAAGTTACAATCGTAGATCAAAGTCAGTATCTACCAGCCCCAACCAATTCAGTACCTTTTGTAGTTTTTGCAACTGCACAAGATAAGGCAAATCCTAACGGGACAGGACTAGCACAAGGCACCACTGCTGCAAATGCAGGTAAGTTGTTCTTAGTTACTAGTCAAAGAGATTTAGTTACTTTATATGGTAACCCATTCTTTTATACCACATCTGATGGCACACCTGTACAAGGATATGAACTAAACGAATATGGCCTTCTTGCTGCATATTCAGCATTGGGCGTAACTAATCGTGTTTACTGCCTAAGAGCAGATGTAGACCTTGCAAGTCTAGTAGGACAAACAGGTCGCCCAACAGGTAGCCCTGAAAATAATGCATATTGGTTAGATACTACATTGACATCATGGGGTATCTATGAATTCAATAAAACATCAAGCACATTTACACTACAACAGCCACTAGTAATTACTGATAGTGACAATGTAGTTGCTGGCTATCCAGCAGGATTTTTAGGTTCTATTGGTTCATATGCTGTAGTCGCATTACCAACATATAGTACTCCAACATCAGCAACTAGTCATCAGTTCTTCTACAAGAACTCTAATAATGTTTGGGTAGTAGTTGGCTCAACTGAGTGGCAGGATAGCGTACCAACTGTTATGGGTTCAAATTCTAACCCAACACTAACAGCGGGCAATACATTTACAGTCACTATAGGTTCTGGTGCAAGTTTAAGTACAGCAACTATTACGGTTCCTGGATTAGGTTCAAACACTGTGACAGGTGTTGCTGCTGAGATCAATTCTTTAGATTGGAAAGGTCTATCAGCAAGTGTTAATAGTGCAGGCAAGTTAGAAATATATTCAGTACAGTCAGGCAATACAGGATTAGTAATTGCTAGCGGAACAGGTACTGTATTGACTAATATCGGCATCACAGCAGGAACTTATTATAGTCCTGGTTTTGCATATGGTACAGCAGCAGAACAGCCACTATGGCAAACAGGTCAGACATATTCTCGTCCAACAGGTTCAGTATGGATCAAGGTAGGCGCAGCAGGTAATGGACTTGCACCGTCAGTGTCAGTTTACAATGCTACAGCAGATGCATGGTTGAGCAAGACTGTTACACTTGCAACTAGTGACGCAAGCGCAATAGCAAATCTAGATGCTACAGGTGGACAAGCAATTCCTGCTGGTACAATCTATGCACAATATGGATATAATGGACAATACGCTGAAGGACCAGTATATCTTTGGGAGCGTGTTGCAACAGGTCCAACTGTAGTAACAGGCACAAACACAGACGCAAGTTTCACTGCAGGACCATATACTGCTACTGTTTATGTATCAATACCAAACAGCAGTGGATTCTCTGGCCCATACACAGTAACATTGGCAGATAATACTTTTGCCGAAGACTTTGTTGAAGCATGGCAATTGGCAGCAATACCTTATACTACTGCAACAGTTGCAAGCAATGGTGCAATTCAATTAACACACACATTAGGTGGTGTTATCAGAATAAGTGATATTAATACAACAACAGGTTATTCAAATGGATTGCTTGCAGAAGCAGGACTTGAAGCAGGACTTACAGATGGTGTAAAATTTGGACAGATTGTACCACTATCATTTACTGTATCACAAAGTTCAAGTTCAGGTTCAGGCACAGGTGTACAACTTGTAGTTGCTACTGGTAGTAATGGATATGTTATCTCATCTGTTGCGGCAGGTGGTTCAGGATATGTGGTAGGAGACACTATCACGATTGATGGCTCAGACCTAGGCGGTGTTAATGCTACAAATGACCTTGAAGTAGTTGTCACAGCAGCAAGCACAGGTGTAGTCACTAAGGTTGCTATATCTTCAAATAGTGAAAGTGCTGCATATGCATATGAAGTCAGTTTAAGTAACTGGGTAGAATTTACATATACTGCTAATGAAGGTGCCCCAACAGAACTTCCTGCAAACAACACCAATTGGTTCTATAGTGTAGTAGATGAAGTCGATGTCATGGTAAACACTTCATCAGGATGGAGAGGATACCGTAATGTAAATTATGATAGCAATGGTTTCCCACTACCTTCTGGTACAAACACAACAGATCCTAACGGTCCAATCGTAAGTGCAAGCGAACCAACAGTTCAGTCAGATGGTTCAGCATTGGCATATGGAGATCTTTGGGTAGATACTAGCGACTTAGAAAATTATCCAATCATAAACCGTTGGCAGCAAGTTGACGGTGAAGATAAATGGGTCCGTATAGACAACACAGACCAAACTAGTCCGTCAGGCATATTGTTTGCCGATGCTCGTTGGTCAAGTAATCAAAATACTATCAACCCAGCAAACGATCCTGTACCAACAATAGTTTCATTGTTGACAAGCAACAATTTGGATCTAGATGCACCAACTACAAGTTTGTATCCAGTGGGTATGTTGTTGTTCAATACTCGTCGCAGCGGTTACAATGTCAAGCAATGGCGTAATAACTACTTCAATGCTACAAGTTTCCCTGATGAGACATTACCAACTATCCGTAGCACTTGGGTATCAGCAAGCGGATTGCAATCAAACGGTAGTCCTTACATGGGTCGCAAAGCCCAAAGAGCAATGGTAGTTCAAGCATTGCGTTCAGTTATAGACACAAATACAGCCATTCGTGATGAAGATAACTTCTTCAATATGTTGGCAGCACCAAACTACCCTGAGTTACAGCCAAATCTAGTTGTACTAAACGGTGACAGAGGCGAAACAGGCTACATCTTAGGTGATACTCCAATGGGTCTATCAGAAGATGCAACAGCAATTCAGGCATGGGCAACTAACGCAGCAGGCGCAACAAGCACAGGTGAAGACGGTTGTGTAACTCGTAACACTTATCTAGGCTTGTTCTACCCAAGCGGACTTGCTCTTGACCTAAGCGGCAATGAAGTAGCAGTTCCAGCAAGTCACATGATGTTGCGTACATTCTTGCGTAACGATGCAGTGGCTTATCCTTGGTTAGCGGCAGCAGGTACTCGTCGTGGTATCATCGACAACGCATTGAATATAGGTTACTTAGACCGTATTACAGGTGAGTTCGTAACTATCAAGACTAGATTGGGAATTCGTGATACATTGTACACAAACTTCATCAACCCACTAGTGTTCTTTACTGGTAACGGATTGTTGAACTATGGTAACAAGACATCATTCAATAGCCAGAGTGCATTGGATCGTACAAATGTCGCACGATTGATTGCTTATATTCGCCGTCAATTGACTGTAGCAGCAAGACCATTCGTGTTCGAACCAAACGATGCATTAACTCGTCAGCAAATTGCTGGTGTAGTAGAGTCATTGATGGTTGATCTAGTAGCCAAGAGAGGCATCTATGACTACTTGGTAGTCTGTGATGAGAGTAACAATACTCCTGCTAGAATAGATCGCAACGAATTGTGGATAGATGTTGCAATCGAGCCTGTGAAGGCTGCTGAATTCATCTATATCCCAGTTCGTATATTGAACACAGGGGAATTAGCAGGAGCGTAATAAAAATGTAATGGACTCTTAGGAGTCCATTACAAACTAGATAAATAAAATATATTAGGAGAATTTACATGGCAACAGCCTCACAATCACTTTTTAACATGACAGTAGCATCTGATAATGCCGGAGGCAATCAGGGCCTGTTGATGCCAAAACTACAATATCGCTTTAGAGTGAATTTCTTGAACTTTGGCGTTGACTCAGCAGGTGGGTTGGCACTAACTAAACAGGTTATGGATGTTACTCGTCCAAATTTGACTTTCGATGAAATTACATTAAATGTTTATAATTCAAGATTATACTTGCCAGGTAAGCACACATGGTCAGAAGTCACTGTTAACATTCGTGACGATGCGTCCGGAACAGTAGCAAGAGCAGTAGGACAACAACTACAGAAGCAACTTGACATGGTTGAACAAGCATCAGCAGCAACAGGTCAAGACTACAAGTTCCAAACTAATATCGAAATATTAGATGGTGGAAACGGTACAGCAGTTCCAAATGTACTTGAAACATGGGAACTATATGGATGCTACTTGAAAAATGCGAACTACAACTCGTTGAACTATGCAACAAGCGAAGCAGTATCTATTCAGTTACAGATCCGTTATGACAACGCAGTGAACTCACCGTTGAATTCAGGCGTAGGCGCACCAATCGGAAGAATATTAACAGGCGATAGTGCAACTGGTATCGGTTCTTAATAGAAGTTGAGGCCCAGGTAATGATAGGAAACTGGGGTAGAGCTACTCAAACAGCCGCGCAGATATTTGGTAGTGAATATCTGCGCGATTACGCACATGCTAGTAAAATATTTAGAAGCAACAGTTATGCTAATGCTCCTAAATATAAATTTCTATTTCATGTTTACTTTAACATCAATCCACAAGCATGGCCATTAGCAGACCAGCAAAACATTGGCATATTAGTAAAAGATATAAAACTACCAACATACAATTTTCAAGTAGATATTAAAAATCAATATAATAGAAAAAGAATCATTCAAACTAAAATCAAGTACGAAGCCATACAAGCAACATTTCACGATGACAATAATAATACTATAAACAAGATGTGGTATGCGTATTACACTTACTATTACAAAGATGCTAATAAACCTAATGTAGTATTTTCTGGAAACAGAGGTTCAGGAAGACAAAATAATGGTGTCAATAATAGCACTCAAAGTACTATGGCAGACTATAATTTAAGAAACATTTATACTGATGATTTATTAGGCAACGATGATTGGGGTTATATAGGAGAATCAACACAACAAAATAGTAATGTAAAAGTTCCCTTTTTTCAAAATATAACAGTATTTGGTTTTAATCAAAAGAATTTCACAGCATATACTTTGATAAATCCTTTAATAACAAGTTTTGCACATGATACATATGCTTATAGTGAAGGCAACGGCATTATGCAAAATACCATGACTATAGATTATGAAACTGTGACATATAACGAGGGAGCAATGGATGGTAAAGATCCTAGTAACATAGTTACAGGATTTGGATTACCTGAAAACTATGATTTAACTGATAGTCCTATAAACAATATAGATTCAAGAACCGATATCTTAGGTCAAGGTGGATTGATAGATTCAACAGGTGGCTATGTTAATACTTTTGACATATCTACTAATACATTAGCCGATCCATCAGGTACTGCTTATAACACTTTCAAAAATATACAGTTACGAAACACTCAATCAGCATTGTTACAGCAAGATTTGATAAATGTGTTTCGTGACAACACCACAGAAATTCGCAATACACTTTGGAGTATTCCTGTAAAAAGTGCTACACCAAGTAATGCCGGAGTAGCAAACGCACCCACAGTAGGTGTATCATCACCAAATACACTAGGTGAACAACCTGCAGGTAAACAAATAAGTGGACCATTACCATTAGGACCAGGGGTATAATATGTCTCTTTTTACAATCGAACAGAATAATATAGATCAAACAGTAAAAATATTTGATAGTTTTTATAGCAATTCATTGATAATAAACTCAAATCAATATGATTTAGTTTACAGTTATTTTAAAGGCATATGCGAAACAAAAGAAATTGCAAATAATTATACAGCAATATTGTTTAGAATTGCACAAGAAGCAAACATAGATGCAATAACATTTTTGGATACAGTAAAAGGCACAGCAAAAACTAAGTTAGATATAAACAAAACATTTGCATACTATCTTAACAGTTTTAAGAGTAAGGCTAGTCTATATGGGGTTGCAATATTACCCAAACCAAATCAATCAGTTGCTCGTAATGTGGTCATATAAAAATGGCTAAATTTGCTAATGATATTTTTACACCTAAAAATCCACAAAAATATATAGGTAATCATAAGCCTAGATATAGAAGCAGTTGGGAATTTGTATTCATGACTATGTGTGATAATCATAAATCTATTCTTTCTTGGGCTAGCGAACCCATGCAAATTCCATATAGAAATCCATTGACGGGAAAACAAACTGTTTATGTTCCGGATTTTTTTGTGTTATACGAAGATAAGTTCGGCAATAAAAAAGCAGAGATAGTAGAAATTAAACCCAAAAAACAAAGTTTAATTGAAAGCAAGGCTGCAAGCGTAAGAGACAGAGCAATAGTTGCAGTCAACCATGCTAAATGGGAAGCCGCTTCCATTTACTGTAAAAGGGCAGGACTTGTTTTTCGTGTGATAAATGAAGACCAAATTTTTCATAATCCAAAACGGTAACTAAATAGAACATGACTAGAAAATTGGAAGAATTACTAAATTTGGCTTCAAATGATGATGTTAAAGTAATAAACGAATTACCTGAAGAAACGGTTGAAGTTACAGAAAAAGCGTTGAATGCTTTAGACAAAATTGAAACCGCTCTACCCCAAGTAAGGGGACTTGAATCTAGCGACCAAGAACTAGACGAACTAGCAGAACTTGCTACAGCCAGCTACAAAGACCTAATAGACCTAGGCTTTCAGGTTGAAGCAAAATATAGTCCGGAATTGTTCAATGCAGCATCTGGATTTTTGGGTCATGCAATCACTGCAAAAACAGCAAAACTACAGAAAAAACTTAAAATGGTAGAGTTACAGTTAAGGCAGGCTACACTAGAACAAAAGCAAAATAGCAAAGAAAAAGAGTTAAATGCTATTCCCTTAGGAGAAGGTACTGCTTTTGACAGAAACGAATTACTTAAGTCAATATTAGACAAAAAAGTAGATAAGTGATAAATATAAGATAAGGAAACTATTATGCGAAGTCTAAAACAATATATTTCTGAAAGCGTACATTTATACGATGTCACGATAAAAATAGCAGGAGAAGTTGACAAGAACTTCTTAGACCTATTCATTTATAACTTAAAGAAGTTCGAACCAGCAGGGCCTATCACACCCAAAACACTACCTATCGCAAAAGACCCATATGGTTTTCCCGGTGTTAGCAATCAACCAGTGACACTACTAAAGTGCAAGTTCCGATACCCATGCACAGAACCAATGGTTCAGCAATTAGCACAGTTGTTGGGTTATAATTTGAACTATGTAAGATTAGTAGACAGCAAGTATGACGATAGCATCAACCGTGAACAAGAAGAATATGCTAATCAAATGCAGCCAAACAACAAAGATTTTGACAAGATAAGTGGTGCTGAAGAAGCAAGTAAGGCATATGGTAACAGTTATCTTGATAGCATAAAAGAACAAACAAAGGACAGCAAGGTATTGATACCATATAGTGCTGCTAAAACACCTGACAGTTTCGATCCATTCAAGCCATATACAGATGATGAAAAAATGGGCGATATGAGTCCAATGACAAAAATTAATATGCCTGCTAAACCCAAAACAGGTGCAGGGAGATAATCATGGATTTTAGAAAGATGTTGTCTATAGTCAATGAAGGCTCATTAGACAAAAAACCTGCAAAAAAGAAAAAAGTCAAGAAAACAAAAACTCTTAAAGATTGGGTTGAACATGTTGAAAATCATTTAGTTGAACAATCTAACAAAAAAGTAGATGAAGTATTACAAACTCAAACTCCCATACCTGTCGTAGGTAAAGCAGGAGATAAGACTAGCGCACAAGCAGGATTTTTGCATATTGATGATACTAGTCCTGCAGGAAAGGCAATGAGTGATGCGCTTGGTAAGTTGGCAAAAGACAAAAAGGCACAAATAGTAATGCCTACCACACAGCAGCCACAGCAAACTCAACAACAGAATCAACAACAAACTCAACAAAAACCAGGAATGCAACCTGTACAACAAATTGTAAAAGATGATATTGAAGATACTCAGACTTTACATGCGTTCAAAAAATATATACCGCAATTAGCGAAACTACTTAAAAAATAGGAATTACACACCATGAAAAAGATTTACGAAAAAGCAGTAAGCAAAGCGCAGCAACAAGCAGCAGCAATTGCTTTAGCGGCTAAAGAAAAAGGCAAGAAGCCGCCCGGTAAAGGTGCAGCCGCACAAATGGCAGGCATGTCAAAGAAAGAATTAGAAAAGTTCGCAAGTACTAAGCGTAAAGGTTTACCACAGCATGTGCCTGCTAACGAAAATGCAGATAAAATGGCAAAAGCAAAACAAAAGCATAAGAATGTCAAAGAAACTGAGTTACCAAAACTAAATAAGAAAAAGGCAGTTAAAGAAGCCGACAGACCACTAGATGGTGATCAACAGGGTCCATTATCTATGTCTGGTCGTAGCAACAAAGTTTTAGAAAATAAAAGGATACGCGAGTCTATGGATACCAAACTAAAAGCAGCATACCAAGAAGGATATGCACATGGATTAAGAGAACAAACATGTCGTGTAAAACATTACTCTGACATGGAAGAAGCCAGACAATACTATGAAGGCTACAAGTCTGGATTAGATGAATGCTATGGCATGATGCCAAATCGCGGCTTAGTCGATGAGACTATGGTAGAAGGTGACGATGATGTTGTACAAAATATGGCTTCTTATGGAGCAAGAACTCCTACTTCACCTGAAGATTTAGAACAAAAGATTAACAATCTCAAAGACGGCGAGTCAATGGAGATTCCTGTAGAATTACTAGGTATAGATTCATCTAGTGATATTGATATTAGTGATTCAGGTGAATCAGATGATATGTTGACAGACATGCCTGACGCTGAATTGCGTGATATAGAACTTGACGAAGCAGACCTAGAAGAAGTCAGCAGAGGCGAGTGGATTAAGCAGCAAGATAGAAAAGCAGAAAGAACGGGTAAATCATCATTCGATGCGTTTGGACAGACTTTTAACACTAAAGATGTAGATGAAAGCGTATTTGAATCACTAGAAAAGCAATTAAATGCATTATTAAATGAAGACAATGTTCAAGAAGGATTGAGTGTAAACATTGCACAGGGTATGTCAGGTACATATGGCAATAGTGAGGATACTGTAAGTGTAACAGCAACAGGCGATGACGCAGACAAACTACTGGGTTTCATCAAGCAGGTTGGCTTAGGTGGCATGAGTAGTCAAGAGGCAAGTGGTACTGAACTAATGCCTGTAGCAGGACTATCAAGTGACTATGGTGCACCTGCATTCAATGGTCATGACATGATGAGTGATTTGATTAAGGTTGCAACTGGCGGTGATGACTACGAACATGAAGAAGGTTCAGATGAACATCATCATGATGAACCAAAGGTAATTAGAGTTAACGGAGAAAGAGTCAAAGAAGAACATGGTACATGCAACGAATGCGGCATGAACGAAACAAAGTGTCAGTGTGACGAAGAAGTTTTAGATGAAACTGAAACAGAAGACCAAATGACTGATGAAGTAGCAGAAAGCGATGATGATGGATATGACCAAAGCGCAAGAAACACTGAACTAGATAATATCGGTAAACCAGCAAGTGGTGGTGCTGTCAACGAAGGCGGTGATGGCATGGAAGATTTAGATGAAGAAAAGGATAGTTACTGGCCAAAAAATGTAGGCACTTCTAATACTGTAGGTGAGCCAAAGGGTGATGTTGCCAAAGCATTAGCAAGACATGCTGCTACAGCGGCTGCTAAAAAGGTCACTGGTGCAGGACAATCAGGTCGCCGCGAACTAGACAGAACATTTAGTCAAGTCTCAGCAGCAAACAAGGCAAGAGCAGAAAAAGAGGCAGATAGATTGCGTCAGAAATATGCAGAATCAGTAGAGTTAAATGAATGGGCAAACGAAGCAGGCAAGGATGGCACTGAAGCAAGTTTTGAGCGTGATATCGAATTCATGACAAAGGTAATCAGTGGCGGTTTGAACAAGCCTAAGTCAACTGGTCAGCAGACAATTCCTGTACTTGCAGGTGATGAACAGCGTACAGTAGACCATGTAGATGACTGGCAAAAACTTGCTGGTATCAAGAAATAAGTAAAAACATACTTATGAAAAAATACCCGGCTTTGGTCGGGTATTTTTTTGGTTGGCAAGAATGACAACTTTTAAATAAACGATAAATATACATATAACGGGTATATTAAATATGGCACAGAAAAACATAGATTTTGGAAGTTTCCCTGAAGATCCAGATGCAGATGCGATTAGAACGGCTTTTCAGAAAACTCAAGAAAATTTTACCGAACTATATGAACTACAAACTAGTTCAGGTGTAACTTCAATAAACACAATCAAGCAGCCGGGTATAAGTGTAAACAATACTAGCGGCAATGTTTTATTACAGGCAGATTTTTATAGATTGAATGTCAATACAGATAGTTTAGAAGTAGGACTTGCTCCAAATACTGAGGCATATAGTACAAGTGTTAACAATGCCATACAGACACTTTATATAGATTTGCGTGATGATACTTATATTTCAAATTCATTAACTGTAGGCAATGTAACAGGTAGTCCAAATGTAGTTATTGACAATGGTAATATAGAATTAACAGGTACATTATCTACAATAGGTTTAGCATTATCAAATATATCTAATATAAATTTGCCGGGCGGAGCATCTGGACAAACGATAGCAACATACGGTAATGGAACACTATATTGGGCTTCTCCGGGAATGGGTGCTACGGGTCTAACTGGTAGTACTGGTGCAACAGGCCTAACTGGTCTTACAGGTGCAACAGGCCTAACTGGTCTTACAGGTCCACAAGGTAGCACAGGCAGTACTGGTGCTACTGGATTAACTGGTAGTACTGGTAGTACTGGCATTGAAGGTCCTACTGGACCAATAGGCAGTACAGGCAGTACAGGCCCAACTGGTGCTACTGGCATAGGCAGTACAGGTGCTACTGGTGTTACAGGCGGTGTTGGTGCAACAGGCGCAACCGGTCCAGAAGGTAGCACAGGTGCTACTGGTATACAGGGACCAGTTGGCGCAACTGGAACAGAGGGTGCGACTGGTCCAGCAGGTGCTACTGGTTTACCAGGCGGTGTAGGTGCTACTGGAAGTACTGGTCCAGTCGGCGCTACTGGTAGTGCAGGGTCAGCAGCAGGAAGTAACACGCAAGTACAATTTAATGATATCGGTAGTTTTGGTGGAAGTAATACATTCACCTTTAATAAATCTACGAATACTGTATCGATTACAAATCTAACATTAAGCAGCAACAATATTGCATTAGGTAACCTAGCAAAAGCAAATTCTAATGCATTGTCTTTATGTGTTGCATTTGGTTATAACGCAGGTAATGCTACTAGCGAAGAAAGAGTTATTGCTATTGGTAGAAATTCTGGTCAAGGATTTCAGGCAGCCGGTGCATTAGCAGTAGGAGATCAAGCGGGATATCAAAATCAAGGTGAAGCTGCGATAGCAATAGGATCAAGTGCAGGATTTTTAGATCAAGGAAATTATTCTATCGGGATAGGCACTAATGCAGGATTTAGTCAGAGAAGTGATAGCGTTGCTATTGGAAATTCGGCAGGAAGATATGCAAACGCAAACACTATCAGTATAGGTACATTTGCAGGGTTTGGTAATTCCACATCATTTTTGGGTTCAAATAGTATTGCTATTGGTAGAGGGGCGGGAGTAGGAAATGTACCCGCAAATACTATCATACTAAATGCTACAGGTAGCAATCAAAGCCCAAGTACAGGCAATGCCTTCTATGTATTACCGATAAGAAGTAATACCACGGCAAACAGTTTGTATTACAACACTATTACAGGTGAAATCACACATGGTACCGCAGTAGCAGGCGCAACAGGTGCAGTTGGTGCAACTGGTTTGACAGGTGCAACTGGATTAACCGGCGCAACAGGCGCCGTTGGCTCAGCGGGACCTGCCGGTGGTGTCGGTGCAACAGGTGCTACTGGCTTAACAGGTAGCACAGGTATTGCTGGCCCAACGGGAGCAACCGGAGTTGGTACGCAGGGTAGCACTGGAGCAACTGGACCTGCAGGAACAACGGGCGGTGTAGGTGCAACAGGTGCGACAG